TGGGATCTGCTGTACGCACGGCTGGCGCTCCCAGTTGACTGAGCCAGTTAAATGACGTATAATGTTGTTTGTGAATGAGCCGGGGTGGCGGAATGGCAGACGCTACGGACTTAAAATCCGTTGGGCTACGCGCTCGTGAGGGTTCGAGTCCCTCCCCCGGCACCATTTTTACAAGCCACTTACAGCGATTCAGAGGGTAGACAAAAAGGTCAATAAAGAGACAAAAAAGTCACCCCCAATCACCCCCAATTTCACCACCACTCACCACCAGTTAATTCACCAGTTTCTACCATGGGGGACAGTGGATTTAATCCAGTTGACACAATATGATTGCCTACAGTTGACGCTGGGATACTAACAATATCCTAGCGTCTTTTTTTATGCCCAAAGTAAATTAGCAGTCCACCTTTAGAGGGGAAAGAGTATTAAAGGAGATATCTAAAGAGTAACCTAAAGAGAACCTAAAGTATTATCTTAAGGAGTAACCAAAAGAGTAACCAAAAGAGTAACCAAAAGAGTAACCAAAAGAGTAACCAAAAGAGTAACCAAAAGAGTAACCAAAAGAGTAACCAAAAGAGCCTATAGTATTTACTATAGTTAATCTTCTTCAATAAATACCTATCTAAAGTAATAAGACTATAGGAGTACCTAACGATAGACCACAAGAGCACAAATAGTATTAACTATATTTGTTAATCCTCAGCATCATATTACAATAATATTTGTACCCTATAACGCTACAGTAAACAAAAGTATGGCAGGGTAGGGTGTCTTTAATATTCAGATTTACTTTTTAAAGACATCTACCCTGTCTTTTTTTATGCCCTTTTTTAAGTCACAAGAAAAAGAAAGCAAAAGGAGGAGCTTTTGTAATGACTGTCAGAGAGGACTTAATTCAAAGACAGCTAGAGCTAGAGGAGGAGAGCGTAGCCCTAGGTGTAAAGAGATACAGGGAGCAGATAGAGAATACACCTTTATCTGAGATGCCCCCAGGAGTAGCCTTGATGTATAGGACTATAGAGCCCTTCGCCAAGGCTATTAAGGACTTCGTAGAGACAACCCGAAGGGGTGGAGGGCGTATGCACCAGACAAGAGCCTTCTTGAAGGAGTTCGATTACTATGATGTGGCGTATATTACAGCCAGAGAACTAATCAACAGTATTGGCTCCGTCAGGAATGTTCAGACTGTAGCTAGAGCAATCTTCCAGAGACTTGCGGACCACTATGAGTACCTGAAGATAGTCGAGGAGGCTCCTGCCTACCTGGATAAGGTAGAGGACTCCCAGAACAAGAGAGCCAGTAGTCCTCACCACAGGAGGGCAGCCATCCTGTATCTTAAACGGAAAGTCTTGGGTATAGAGGATACCGACTGGTCTGGGATAGATGAAGTGCATATAGGCTCCAAGATTATTGACTTGTTCATTGAATCTACAGGTCTAATCGAGAGAGTCCAGGATAGTAATAGTCAGTGGCTGATTCAGGGACATGAGAAGGCTGTAGAATGGATAGTCAAATACAACGCCAAGTATGAGCTTCTGTCTCCTGTATTTCTACCAATGGTAGTACCTCCAGTAGACTGGCATACTATATATGGTGGAGGATACCTAAATAACTCTAAGACTCTTAAACTGAAACTAATCAAGACCTACAATGAGGACGCTCTAGAAGCCCTTGCAGAACACGATATGCCCAAGGTATATTCAGCTATCAATCATCTTCAGAAAGTCCCCTGGAGAATCAACACGAAGGTCCTGGAGGTACTCCAAGAGGTCCATAGGCTAGACAATGGTCTCGCTGGACTACCCAGAATGGAAGAGATTCCTCTACCTCCACCTGTATGGGAATCTGATGAAGAGTTTGAGTACCTGAAGGAGACTCAACCAGAGGTTATCAAGAACTGGAAGGCTCAGGCTAGAGATGTCTATGAGAGAAGGATTCAAGAGAGGTCCAAGCTCATGGCACTTGTGCACAAGCTCTGGGTAGCAGACAAATTCAAAGAGGATGAAGCAATCTACTATGTATGGACCCTTGATTGGAGGGGTAGGCTGTATCCTATTCAACCTTACCTGAACCCCCAAGGGGATGATATAGCTAAGTCCTTGTTAGAGTTCGCTGAAGGGAAACCTCTAGGCAGTGAAAGGGGAGTCTATTGGCTTAAAGTTCACCTAGCGAATTGTTATGGAGTCGATAAGGTGTCCTTTAATGATAGGGTAGCCTGGGTAGAGGAACACCATGAGTTAATTCTGGACTCAGCTAAGAATCCTCTTGATGGTCAAAGGTTCTGGACTGAAGCAGACGACCCTTGGCAGTTCCTTGCAGGGTGCTTCGAGTACGCTGGCTTCTGTGAGGAGGGCTATGATTACGTCTCTCATCTCCCTATAGCAATGGACGGTAGTTGTAATGGTCTCCAGAACTTCTCAGCTATGTTACTTGATGAGGTAGGAGGTAAGGCTACTAACCTGGTTCCTATGGACAAGCCTCAAGATGTCTACAGTGAGGTCATGAAGGTAGTCCAAAGGAAAGTTGAATGGGACGCTGAGAACCTAATAGACGAAGAACAGAGAGGCTACGCTAAGCTCTGGGTAGGGAAGATTGATAGGAATATAGTCAAGAGACCTGTTATGACCTTGCCCTATGGAGTGAAGCTCTTCGGGATGAAAGACCAGATAGTAGACGAACTGAAGAAGCGGGAGATGGGGTATCTAGACTGTGAGGATCCTTACCCTCCCAGTCTCTACCTTGCGAAAGTCCTGTGGGACTCCATAGGAGAGGTAGTAATAGCTTCTAGGAACGCTATGGATTGGCTCCAGGAGGTAGCTGGAGAGGTAGGGAAAGCTGAGTCAGGGGATGGGACAGCTACCCCTCAGCATATCTCTAACGCTATTAAACTTCTTCAGAATAATGGAATTACTGTAGCAGTAAATAAAGGAAACCCCCTAGATATACTGGAAAAAGAGCTTCCATTCTACGGGGATTATACTGTAAGTAACTAACGAGGGACTCTTTAGGGAGTCCCTTTTAATGTGTAAATCTACGGTGTAACATCTTCAGGTGCGTCCTCTTTTTTAAGGTTTAGAAATCTTCCTGTGTCTGTCCCTGAAACTGAGGGAGCCTTTTTAGGTACTTCTGGTCTTGCTTCATTAGAGAAGGGATGACTCAGACAACCATAGAGTATCCAGATTCCCAGTAGAGCCATCAAACCGCCCTGAGTTGTTAGGCCCGCTTCTAAAGAGCCTTGAACTATTCTCCAACCAAAGGCAACCCCTAGCCCTCTAAGGATAGCTCTGGGTATTCCTTCTTGAACACGCTTAGGTAATTTACTGAACACCCACCAACCAATAAAACCCATTCCTCCAATCATTCCTATAGCGATTAAAACATTGAGCATAGTATAACACCTTCCTAATAGAGAGGAGACGATTCTCCATGATAAATAATTTTCAACTTACTCCCAATTTTAACCTAAAAGAGTTCCAATGTAAACACTGTGGAGCAGTTAAGCTTCACCCCAAGCTCCTTGAGCTACTACAGGAACTCAGAGACATTCTCGGGGTACCCCTATGGTTCACTTCAGCTTACCGTTGCGAGATACACAACAAGGCTGTGAAGGGGGCTAAGAACTCTCAACACCTTCATGGAAGAGCAGTAGATATACCTGCCCATATCACTGGGCTAACCTACTGGCAACTCTTCGATTTAGTCAAATGGCTAGGGTTCACTGGGATAGGAGTCAATCCTGCTAAGGGTTTCATCCATGTAGATGTGAGGGAAGGAGACTTAGTAGTCTTTGATTATTGATAACTATAAAGGTAACAATCCTCTACTCCTGGACTTCAGGAACTTCCTCTACGTTATCTGGAAGCACCTAGGACTCCCTGAGCCTACACCTATCCAATACGAGATAGCTAGTTACCTACAGCATGGACCTAAAAGGAAAATCATAGAGGGCTACAGGGGAGTAGGGAAGTCTTGGATTACGAGTGCTTATGTTCTATGGAGAGGGGCTAGGGACCCTGAGTATAAGGTGCTGGTTGTCTCTGCTAGTAAGCAACGCTCAGATGACTTCAGTAGCTTCACAAAGAGACTCATTAGGGAAGTACCTATGCTTCAACACCTACAGGCTAGAGAAGACCAGAGGGACAGTATGATAGCCTTTGATTTTGGTCCTGCTAAGCCTGCTCACGCTCCTTCAGTGAAGTCCGTAGGTATCTTCGGACAACTTACAGGTAGTCGTGCAGTAGAGATTATCGCTGATGACGTTGAAGTCCCTAATAACTCAGCTACTCAGGACATGAGAGATAAGCTCCTAAAGGCTTGTATGGAGTTTGAGGCTATTATCATGCCTGAAGTAGGACAGATTACCTACCTAGGGACCCCCCAAACAGAGGAATCCATCTACAATAAGCTTAGGGAACGTGGGTATGACTGTAGGATATGGCCTGCAAGATACCCTAACAGTAAGCAAGTAATAGCTTATAATGGGGCTCTTGCAGAGAGTATTCAGATTCAGCTAGAGAAAGACCCTAAGATAGTAGGGAAACCTGTAGACCCCATGAGGTTCACTGACCTTGACCTACATGAAAGAGAAATAGCCTACGGTAGAGCAGGGTTTGCCCTACAGTTTATGCTTGATACCTCCCTCAGTGACGCTGAGAGGTATCCTCTTAAACTTGCTGACCTTATAGTCTTCAATACTGATATTGATAAGGCTCCTATTAGTATCCAATGGAGCAACAGTGAGCCAATCAAAGAGTTTCATTCCATAGGATTCACTGGCGATAGGTTCTATAGGCCATTACGGTTTGACGATGAGTGGGCTAAATACGAAGGTTCTATCCTTGCTATAGACCCTTCAGGTAGGGGCCAGGACGAGACTACCTACGCTGTAGTTAAGCAACTCCATGGCTTCCTATATGTGACAGCTATGGGGGGCCTTAAGGGTGGCTATGACGACGCTACACTCGTCTCTTTAGCTAAGATAGCAAGGGAACAGAAGGTCAATGGGATATTGATTGAATCTAACTTCGGTGATGGTATGTTCACTAAGCTATTCCAGCCTATCCTTAATAGATACTGGCCTTGTGCTGTAGAAGAGGTAAGACACCATACTCAGAAGGAACTGAGAATCATTGACACACTAGAACCTGTCATGATGAGGCATAGACTTATCGTTGACTATGACGTAGTTAAGAGAGACCTACAGGAAGCCCTAGGGGACAATGATAGGCTCCAATACTCGTTATTCTATCAGATGACCAGGATTACAAGAGACAGAGGAGCCCTTAAGTTTGACGATAGGTTAGACGTATTGGCTATGGCTGTAAGATACTGGGTGGATTCTATGGCTAGGGACGAGAGATTAGCTGAGGAGGACTACAGGGAGAACCTACTCAATCAGGAACTCAAGGTATTCATGGACCATGTACTAGGAGGAAATAGCTCTAACGCTTTCTCCAACGACTTTAGACGTAGATTCTAGCCTAGGGGGAAAAATAGCGGTCCACCTTTAGGAGGGAGAGATATATTAAGAGACTATTCTAAGAGTAAACTCTAAGTGTATCTAAAGGAGTACCTTTGGAGTAACCTTTGGAGTAACCTTTGGAGTACCAGTTGAGTCCGTATAATTGTGTAAAATTGGTTTCCCCATGAAATAAAAGAAGCCATTTCTTGTGTCCCTCGGTTAGAATGAAGTTGCAACCATAACATCCTAGAGAGGAGACATCAGAAATGGCT